ACATGATTAAACATATGTTATTTTAATGGTGTCCTGACAAAACTTCAACTGCATGGACGTAATGTTTCTTACGGTCCTCTAATCCAATAGTACCACCGTTAATCTTTTTAGTCATCGTAACAAAATCGTTAGAATCGGCATACTGGTTAAGATTGTTCTTATGCCAGAACCAACATGCAGAGTGAATGGCATAGTACGCATCTAAAAGAATGTCTGGGTTATCGAGTAATGTTTCATCTTGGAACATAAACTTTGAACAATTGCGGTAGTTATCTTTACCGGTCAATTGAAGTAGTCCACGGCCTCTGAACTTCCAACCATCACCAGAAGCTTCAGGGCCATTACCCATCCTACCACCGTAAGACTTATTGGCAATAGCTTGGGGCTTACCTGCAAACTGTTCTGCGACACCAGCTGGGTAGCGCTGGGGCCATATTCTTGTTAATGTAGCTGCTTTGTAGTTAAGGTTTTCTTCTAGAGTAGAGAAGCCACCTGACTCATGTGCACATTGGGCAATGAATGCAGATACTCTTTCTACAGAAGTAATACCATACTGGGGTAGAGCCTCACACATACTTTCATACCAGTCATCAGGTCCCCCTAATGCACGTGGTAGTAACTCTCTTACATGCTCGACTGTAAAGTCAAAATCAAAACTCATTTAGGTCTCCATATCTTCGTATCTAATCTTAGCCAATATATAGTCTTTAACTAAAGAGCTTCTTACAATATCATCGGCTTCGAATTCTATTTTTGTAAAGGCTGCCATGTGGTATGCAATATCGAAAAACTTCAATATACCACTAACGTCGTTCCTCTTCTTATTTAGGTCTGTTTGTCTATAGTCTCCGCACCAAATAATCTTTGACCTGTAACCAACCCGTGTCATAACAGTATCGATTTCTTCAAACGTCATATTTTGCATTTCATCAACAATAATAATCGCATCGTCAAATGACATACCGCGAATAAAAGATGTTGAAATAAATTCAATATGACCTTGTTCGGCTAACCTATCGTATGCATCTTTTCTATCAAATAGGGTATGACAAATTTGGCGATAGGGCTGTTGATATATATCTAACTTTTCATCAATGTCTCCAGGAAGGTGACCCATCTCTCTAGACTGTACAGCTGATCTAACAATAATTATTTTATTGAATGGATTATTTTTATCTAATACTTCCTCTAGCGCTTTGTATACAGCAATAAACGTTTTACCTGTTCCAGCAACTCCGTGGAGTGCCATAAAGTAATCACCCCTTTTGTAAGCGTCGTAAAATAGTTTTTGATTATCAGTAAGTGGTGTAAATGTTTTAAGATGGTCAATCTTTAATCTAAGCGCGTTTGAAGTCTGGGCTCTCGAACTTGTTTGTCTTTCATCTGTATCGTGAACGATAGCAAGTTTAGCGGCTCTTTTAGTAGACATGTTTCCCCTTTAGAAATAAAAAAAAGGACTACAGTATTACCTGTAATCCTTACACTAGTTTATATAACGAAGATACCCAGATTTATTTTCTGGATAGTTTATCCGCCAAGTTACTTTTATAATTAGCGGCATGAATTTTAGATAGAACTTCATTAAACCCTTGATCTGGTTTTCTGATTCCTAATCTAACAACATCACCCATAGCAGGGGCACCGATGATGGTTTCTAGATTAGGGTTTTCTTTTAGATATTCTTCACGAGAATTCCATGACATAATCTTATCATAAACTTCTTCTGTATCTTTATTGCGAAATGTATATGTTGGCATATTTTTATTTATATAAACCAGGATGGCGTATCCCGGTTTTTCCATGTTGCAAAAGACTTCTTATCACCAATATAGAAGTTACGGTAGCTTTGAATAACATTAGATGCTTTATATTCATCTGGCATAGCTGGTGTAGGGTCAGATAACCAGCCTTTATGTGGAATATTTTCTGGCAATCGACTAAAGCTATCTTTCATTCTTTCAGCAGAATGCTTTTTACTGTAACGGTGAGTATACTCAGATAACATTTCAAGCCATAAGTTATATAACCAGATGTAATGGCTTGAAGATTGTCTTACCCATATACCAGAAGGGTGATTAAAATGAGATGCTTTCCATACTACTTCTTCTCTAGAATCTGGTAGTAACCACCTCTGTATATTACGGTTGTTTTTAGTTTTACCGTAATAAGGCTGACCATCAAGAACTCGATGAGCCGTAGACATTAGCTGACCGTACTCTAGAATCATTTTAACAACATGCTTATCTACATGCTGTTGAGCACATTCAGTCGGGTTGTTGCTCAAATAAAATATGTTCACAGGGATATACCTCAAAAGTTACATTAGGATTATCTGCTAAGACTTTACTTTTAGCAACTTCTATTTCTTCTAACGTAAGGTAAACACCAACATGGGAAGTCTTTTTGATGCGGTTCATTTTATCGCGAACCTGTACTTCTAAATTGTAAACTGTATGCATCTTATTTAATATCACCTAAACTGGTTTCCCCAGTTAGCTGCTCATACATAGTTTCAAATTCTTCGTTTTCAGCTACTTCTTTAGAGAAGTTTTGCTTATGATAAACCTTAGCAAGTTTACGAAACGTTTTTTTACTCATTTCGTATTCATCGCAGATATTATTAATAGCCTCTTTAATAAATTCACGCTCACCTTCAGTACGTGCCATGGACGCTGAAAGCTCATCCATACACTTCTTAATAGCTTTGCGGGCGGCGGGATCGGAAGGCAGACTCATTATATACTCCTTAGTTTCAATTCTTCTTCAAAAGCTTCTTTATATGCAGGGTGCATTCGTGGTACATTATCTAGACAGGCTTGAATATGCTCTGTACTCATATCTTTAAGTAGAATGCGGGTAAGAGGTTGATCACCGTTAACACCATAGGTACCCCACTTAACTACCTCACGTACCTTATCATGCCCATCAGTTGTATAGACACTTAGATCTTCATAAGGCGCGCCATCATGAACATTACGTCTGACGTAGTCTAAGCCCCCGTCTACCATATATTCCTTACCATTTTTATCCAGGTAAGTTTTATAGTCATGTCTATGCAAAGACTCTAGAACAGTACCGTCAGGGGTACGAATTGCATTATATACTAAAGTACTCATTTTATCTTCTCATCTGCGATACTTCGACCGCACTATCATCACTAAAAATAGGTACAAGGTTAGACTTATGCATAGTAGCTACACCTAACATCTTATCACCAGTATACATATGCTTCTTTACCCCAGTAGTAACAGCGCCACTATGACCAGTATCAAGACTAGGGTATCGCACCGTCTCCCGTATAAACGGCTTATAGACAGTACCCGGTAAAGCAATATTACGTACTACAGCCTTCTTCTTTTTAGTCTTACCAGTAGGGTCAATACCATGCTTTTCGCACCAAGCAGCATACTGCTCGCGCTCAGCCTTAGGCTTTTTCTTAGGTTTAACAATAGGTTTAGTATTCAAATAGATCATAATATATTATAACATAATTAGAGAATAAATCAACTCTTACGAGGCTGACGTAACCTTACCTGTTTTACATTATAAAATCTCTCTGGTTCAGGTAAGTCATCACTTACTGACCAAGGACTTGGTTTAGGTTTTTCGAAACGTTTAAGAAACGACACCCAAAGAGATTTTATTCTAAAGGGATAGATTCTTCCTTCTTCTCTGCTTTCTCTTTAACCGGTTTAGGGGTAAGAGCTAGCGGAAATGCTTCCCGTACCATATCCTCTTTTAAGGATTTATACTTCGTATGTAGTTTACGGTCTTTAGCTAGACATAAAGCTTCTGCCTCTGTCCAGTGAATACCTTCCAGCATATTTACGAACAAGGATTCTTTTTTAAGTTTAGGTAGTGTAGTCTTAGGGTCTAACCAAACGTAAAACCGTCTAAGTTCTAACTGAAGTGAAGATTCACTGTAACCGATAGGCTTATCGATATCTTTCCTGAATGGTGGTTCACCTTCTGGTAAGTCCATCTTAAGCATGTGATCGTAGTTCAAGCGAAGCAAGACTAACAACGGATCAGTTACGTTGTTCTTTAATACTGCTATCTTTTCCTCACGGGTTTTAGCAGCTTCGAATTTATCTAAAATTTCGGATACTAGTAGGTGCATTAGAATTCCTCTATATGTTCAATCATCTGTTTCATTCTATTAGCCATAAAATAGTCAAGTAACAGGCTTCTATCCTTAACGGGATATGTCGTAAAGGTATTTATAACCTCTTCCTGAATATGTTTAGGGATCATAGCGAGATCTACCAACGTAGCATTACGATGATAATTACGTCTCTCTTCTTCGGTCTTACATGCAATAAAACCGTTATCAAAGAATTCCTGAAGACGTTTAGATGTAATAGACTTCTGTCTCTCCCCGCTTACAATTGCATCATCAGCAGTCAATATATTAGGTACCCCATCACCTTTATCACCCTTAACAATATGCTCCATCAATACTTCATGGATACTGTTCTCAGGCTTAATAAACTTCTTAAGCGTAG